AAACAGCCTTACGACCATTTCTTTCTTTGAAAATCTTGTCATTTGGATTGTATATTTCCATCTTTATAAGTGTTAAACGACTCCCAAATTAAATTAACAAGTGCCAATCCATTCTTCTTAGCGTAAGTCATCATCTCTTTATGCTTATCATCTTCGATCAATATTGACCTTCTTGTATCAGGTTTCTTTTTAACTTCTTTACTCATGTATACTAATATAGAGTATACTTTTTATATGTCAAGGGTTGACAATCAAATATATGTATACTTTAATTGACTTAGGAGATAATTATGATACTTAATAAAACTGAAGCTCAAGACTTGATCGACTGTATTGAGTCTAGGCTTGACGACATTGAACTGAGTGGCAAGAGCAATCACAGACAACAGATACTGCGATTGCAAGACTTGTACATGAGTTTAACCAAATTCATTTTAACAGGGGAAGAATATGTTTGAATTTATAGGCTGGACACTTGGGCTACTAGGCATAGGCGTTTTTGTAAGTGTATTAATAATATATGCCTTTGCATGGTGGGCTAGTAGCTCAACATTCATAGGCTGTCAGAAAAGGAGAAAATAATGTTATTCGAAAGTAAAATTTTATTAGTAATCGTAGTTCTAATGATTGTGTATATTGTAATCGCAGCAATATTTGATGACCAAGACCCACCAGATATTAGTCTGTGGAAATAAGGAGAAAAAAATGGTAGGTAAGATAACACCAGATGATAAATGCACCTGTTCTAATTTGTTTTACATCTTAGGCGGTGAATCGAAATGGTCGACACCCAATAAAGTGTTGGACATGAACATAAGAGCCAAGAATGGCGAGAACGTAAGATATGAGCAGACTGCTGTACAAGCCGTTGGTGACGCTTTAGAAGGTGTCGTTGCACAACTAGCAGCCAAACGTCTTGGTCTAACCAACCTTGACACTGAGGTCACCATACCAGTTAAACATGAAACACTGCCACTCTGGGGGTCAGTCGATGCCTATGCACAGGCTGACAATCTGACGATTGAACCCAATGAAGAACTTGGCATCTATACCGAAACAGGTGAGCCAATGATCTTGCAGGGTAAGGGCGTAATTGAGATTAAGTGTACTGCCGACTTCCCACCTGAAGATGGCATACCGCAAGCATGGCGTGGTTTGATACAAGCCAAAGGACAAATGAGTTGCTGTAATGGGGATGTTGATTGGGCTGTGGTCGCCACCTTATACCGATCAACCCTCTTACAGCTTTACGTTATGAGACGTGACTTCCCATTTGAACGTGAGATGGCAGAGAAGATTGTTGATTTTGATAGGAGGATTAAAGAAGAAGATTACTTCCCTGCTTTCTCATTGGAAGATACACAACTACTGCATAGCTCAGTCGAGAAAGATAAATTAATAGACTTAGAGCCAACAGCAGAAACGTACATCAAACAAATCATCAATGCCGATGAAACTATTAAGGAAGCCAATAAACTCAAGGAGAAAGCCAATGTCGCTTTGCAAGACATGATGCAAGACTCAGAGTTTGGTCGCATTAATAACTATCAAGTGCAATGGGGTACAACCACACGCAAAAGCAAGATGGTGTCCGTACCACTCGATGAACCAGAAACCAAACGTAATAAAACTGTTAGAATAAAAAAATTGGAGGATTAATATGAGCAGCTATAAACATGAAATGGAGTTAGAAAAAGATTTAATAATATTGTTTTACTTTTTAATTAACTACCCAGAAACGAGAAAAAATAAAATTATAAAAAAATTAAAATCTAATGAAAAAGAAAGCAAAAGTTTACTTTTATTAGAAAAAATAATGGATGCTTTTTCTATGGTTGATTTAGTAACACTACATGTTACAAATGAAGAAGCAAACAATGAAGTCGAAAGATTAATAAAGAAAATGGCAGATAAAAAGATTTCACAAGTAGAAAATAAATCATTTAAAGAAACATTTTTAATTAAAGATAAAAAAAAGATTATTAATGATTTGAATAAACAAATAGATAAAAAAATAAAGAAGTTAGAACTTCTTAGTGATGGTATCGATGGAATTTTACAAATTTCACGTGATGTTCAAAAAGAATTTAATAAAAAAGTTCATTGAAGCGAGATATTTTCCAATCGGTAGGTGGTGGTGTCGATGAACAAAGACAAGATGAAGCGCAGAATCTCGCAATCTAAGTTTATTTCCTGCCAATCTTGTTGACCACCACATTAATTATGACACTTGAAGAAAGATTAGCTCAATGCAACCAAGAAGGTGAAAAGGCAGAACAGCACTTCAAGCGCCTAATGGAAGCCAAAGGTAAGTTCGTTTTACCATCCACTAGAGATCAAAACATTTATGAACACGTTGACTTTTGGGTTGATGATAAAGGTATAGATGTCAAAGGCAATCGTCATTTAGACTGCATCTGGTTAGAGCTTAACAATGTACAAGGCAAAGATGGTTGGCTAAAGGGTAAGGCTGATTACATTGTTTTTGATGTTGTCGAATTAAAACAGTTTTGTTTTTTTAACCGCACCGATTTATTAAATTATTGCAACAACATAACTGGTCGTGCCATTAGTAAAGACGACTTCAATAAACTCTACACACGTTTTGGTAGAAAAGATTTATTGGTCAAAGTCAGGTACGATGACATTAAAAATTTACAGGTAGGATTTTTGTCTTATAAACATGAAGCTATGCAAAGACTGTCAAATACCAATAACAACAGCTAACGCTTACCTTGATCGTGGTACGCTCAGAGCTAGGTGTAAGAAATGCGATTATAAGTATCGTTCAAGCAGGGCAGGGACAGATGCCTATGCCTACATGGACAAACTATTCTCTAAATTAAAATACGAAGTCACATCAGGCACTAGGCGAACATCCAGAGCCGAATTAACGTGGCATATTACACAAGCACATATTTATAACTGTTACCACAGACAAGACGGCAAATGCAATCTGTCAGGGCAGAAGATGACATGGCTGACAGGGCAAGGCAAAGTCGACACTAACATATCCATTGACCGAATTAATCCCACTCGTGGTTACGAACCAAACAACATTCAATTAATCACTTATCGCTGCAATATTATGAAGCACGACATGAAGGAAGATGAATTAATTAATCTAGCTCAGATGATTGCTAACTTACGTCAGCACAAGAAAGGAGGTAAGCGGCATTGATTCTGGCACGTCTTTTGACTTGGGCAGCATAACGTGAATCAAGCAACTCGGCTGATGCTTTCTCCCAATCCTTAGCATCTATCGCATCAAGCATATTCTCAAAATTAAGCAACTTGGATAGCCCTAAGTTGTAGCACATATCAATTAAGACTAATTGAGCTTTTTCTGGCAGATCATCAAACTTATTCATAATGCCTTTAAGTTCTTTGATGCATTGTTTGATGTCGTTGGCTAGTAAGTGTTCGGCTTCTTCTTTGGTAATACCTCTTTGCTCAAGATTTCTGCCATAACCAATAGTGGCATAACCAGCAGTACACTCGTAAACCAAAGCTGAATAGCCTTCGTATTCTTTTACGTGGTCTTTAATTTCGTTAATTAACTGTTCTTCCATTTATCTTCAATGGTTTATAAGCAAAGTAAGTTGCCAATAAACCTGCTCCGATTGCTGTTGCTAGTGCTTCACCATAATCTCCTAAGAAATGGCTTGGATGAATATACAAGTCGGCAAAGAATGTGGCTACAGCTATCTGTAAGCCATGAAACCATTTCTTTTGTTGTAGCAGCCTAAAGTAACCATAATGCATAATAACAGCACCTAAACCAGCTAATATGCCTGTGTAGTTCGCTTTGTACCAATGGCTTAATGTTAGGGCTGATAAATCACCTTGTACCATCATAGGAAAACAAACATAACAAGCCTGCTGCCATTTGATAAAGAATCTTTGCCACAATTCTTTCATACAGCTATATTAACTTGGATTGTCTTATAAACAAAGGGTTGGGCAGGTAAGGGTAGTGGGGTAAGGAGATATATGAAAAAGACCTGCCCAGAACTAAATCAATATAAGAAGTATAGCAACTAATGTTGTGGCTAGAAAGCCAGTAGTCGCATATATCGCTACATCAATTTTACTGTTCAGGGCTTTTATGTCTTGTTTTAAATCTTGCAAGGTTGCAAAGACTGTTTTTGATTGTTCGTGACATTGGGCTAAATGTTCTTTCAGACCTTGATTGACCTCTTGAACAGTAGCCCTTGCCATTAGTTTTGCTGTTCAGGAACAGACAACATTAGCTGTTGTTCCAGTTGATCTGCTTTTTGCTTGTAACCATTAACAAGTTTAAGCAACTGTTGTACTTGTTGCTCTAGTTGTTCATAGCTTGGCTTTTCAGCAGCTTCAACCTTTTTATCTTCTTTTGCCATATCAACCCCTTTTCCTTAAAGATAAATAATCTACAAAATCATATACCTTCTTATTCCAACCTTTCTTAGGTTTTGGGTATATGCTAATTAAAATGTTGGCACAGCCATTAGCGAATACCAACCAAAAAAGTAAATCTAAAATCCACATAAGATGATTATAGCCAAATGAAAAAAAATTAAAAGTTATGCCCAAATAACAGATGCTATATCTTTGACAAGCTGTTCCTCATTAGAAACATCATCAGTTGATTGTAAGATAATATTTTCTCTACTAGAGATTGGCAGAATATCATCATTGGGATCATCAAATGTATAAATATAAGTAACCATAATTTTAGGTTGTTCATTACCCTCTGCTGGATAAACTTCACATCTTTGTACTGTTCTAGTTTTTGCTATTGCCATATCTTAATTATACTGCTGATACTGATAAAGTTCCTGAATTTGTTACTGTTAATTTATATTCTGTGCCATTAGGTGAAAATAAATGAATACCATTACCTGAGCCATTTATATACAATTCACCAGAGGAATCTAAGAAACTTTGACCATTTACAGTAACAACATCACCACTTGTAATACCGACACCAATACCCATTCTACCGATACCAGAAACAGTAGGTGAGCCATTAAAATCAGCAGAACCATCAAATATTGTGAACTGTGTTGAGCTATTAACTTTAAATCTAACCCCATAACTACCCTCTAATTCCAAAACATTACCAGTAGCTTCAGTTGGGTAGGCTAAAAGTGTTGATATATCTTGACCATCCAAAGTAATGACAGAAGCATCAAGTGTACCTGTAACAGTTGCACCACTAACATTTAATGTAGTTGCTGTAATGTTGCCTGTTATAGTTGCATTTGTTGCTGTTAAAGCTCCTGCTCTAGTAACCCTAAATGGTGCAGAACTGAATGTATCATTACCCAAATGAATACCATCAGCAGTGCTTAAACTTACTCTCGTTGAGCCACTACCTGCTGTTAGTGAAGTGCTGCCTAATGTGAAGCCACCAATAGTACCTGCACTTGATGTTATTGTCCCTGTAACATTAGCAGATTGTGCTGTCATAGCACCTGCTGAAGTTACAACAAATTGACCACTGTTGATATTTAGGCTTCCTGCATCAATAGCACCCAAATCTGAATTTATTGCAGATAAGTTGATAACTGATATATTGTCTTGATCTATTATCCCAACCAACAATTCACCTGCGACTGCTGTGATAGTTGTGCCATCAATGCTCAATCTATCAACATTAAGTGTACCTGCATTAATATTGTCTGCTGTTATGTTGGTGACAGAAACAAGCGATGCATTGATTGTGCCTGTAGTTATTTTAGAACCAGATATAACTGTAACATTGTTGGCAATGGCTGATTCTACATCAGTAGCATCAAAATCGGTAAAGCCTGAATCATTGGTAAGGTTGGAAATATTGTCACCACCAACAATAATAGAACCTGCTGTGATGACACCAGAGACATCAATTCTAGCAGCAGCTACTGTACCTGTTTGTATAACACCACCACTAATATTTGTGACATTGGCATTAACTTCTGCACCAGTAATGAAATCGGAAATATCGGCATCACTAGCATAGCCACCTATGGTTAAGGTTGTGCCATTGAATGATAAAGCACTACCCAATGAAAAATTAGAACTGGTATCGACATAGAAAGGAGTGTCGGAACTATCAAAAGTACCAGTTCCATAATATGCTTTGGTCTCGGTAAACTTCATGCCACCAATAGCACCCTGTGCTATTTCTGGTGTATCAACAGCACCCCCACCAATGTCATCGTTAATTACTGGGTCTACTGTGACATTAAAGGAATTAAGCAAAGTATCTTCTGATTCTATGCCTAACGAATTAATCGCCACAACCAAAGCAGAATAACCATTGGCTTTAGGCAATTCAGGTAAATAAAATCTAGTTTCTTTAACTCTACCATCCCTTATGACATTGCCTGATTGGTTGGTTGAATCGTAAACCTTTACTGCAAATTCATAAGAAGGATAAGTATTGCCATCATCCCATGACAAATAAGCAGGTGTTGAGCCACTCTTCTGATTGAAATTAAAGTTGCTAGGTGCTTCTACTCTATTGGATTCTACAGGGTCTTTTAAAATACCTAAATCCTCATCTGGTGGGTCATTGTAATCATAGATGCCACCCTGATACTCTATCGCTGTTACTTCTATATTAAGGTCTGGTTGTATCGTCATATTGGTAATGCGATATTGTTCAGCCGATAAATCTAAGTTGGTATTGTTAATAGCTATAACTTCACCTACTCTTGATTTCAAAACTCTAGGTGAACATAAGAAAGATATGGTTCTTTGGCTTCTTGATCTTTTTAAAATTGATACAGCGTGGTTGTAGGCTATACGCTGATTAGTAACGAATGGAAACTGTACCCTTGTTTCTAATATCTCATTGCCATCGTCTGCTAAGAAAGTATCAGTGGATTCACCAGTATAGTAAGCTGTGTCGGTCTCGTATTTCTTTTGTGAATTAAAAAACTCAGTTTCAACCTTATTATATTTCTGTTCTTTGCTTTCTAAATTAAGCTGTATACCAGCATCCAGTATATGATCTTCTGTAAGGGTCTGTACTGGTGTTTCAGTGCCTTCTACATCTATTGAGTATTTACCATTACTATAGGTAAATATTCCTCTCATATTGGAAATTAGGAGCTTGGTATTGTCGATAACAGATTCATCGGTATCAATAACACCATTGCAATGAAATCTTCTTTCTGTTTCTGTAAATGTACAACTTGTAGCTGTAGTTATAGCAGTATCAACAGCACCCTTCTCAAAACTCAGCCTATAAACAGGTCGTCTATTGCCACCCACTAACTCTGTTTCACCAAAATCTTGGCTAAGTAATTTTTTATTATTAATGTGTGTAGTTGCACCAGCAGTTACAGTGTAAAGATTACCAACTTTAAGTTTTTTAAATGCAGTCTCACTGGTAGAAGCAATCACAAGTACATCTGAATCTATGGATGCTGAATTAACTGTTAAAGTGTGCGATATAGTATCAACTGTAGCTTCTGAATCAGTGGCAGCAGTTTGAAAAGATGACATATCAATATCAGCTTCGCCAAGACCTTTGCCATACTCATCATTGGTTATGTAATCTAGCAGACATAGTGCTGCATTGTCTGACCATTCATAAGTAGTTATGGTGTCAAAATCATGCGAACCTGTGCCACCATGTGCTGTGTCTTTTCTTGGGTCATAAACTTTTTTACCCTTTACGACTATAGATAAATTAGGTATGCCACTAAACATACCTTTGGTGTCATATTCATAGTTAGCTGCAATATAAGCTATACCTGTAAGTTTATGATTGGATGTCCAGTTATCTAATATACCTGACAACATTGGGTCAGCAGCCTGTGAGGTTGTACCATGATGTAAATTGAAAGTCATTCTGGCATTAGAGCCATCGTTAGCACCTGCCAAAATTGCACTTCTTTCAGCAGAAGTATTACCCCAATATGTGCCACTGGTTATGGTTGCCGAATCATTCCTGTATCTAATTCTAGTTGTGCCATCGGATAAGTCATAACCTTGACGATAGATTTCATCATCATTGATGGTTCTACCATCTAGTTGTATTGAATTAAGGTCAAAGCTATCTAGCTCATGTCCTGCTAATGCATAAACAACAAACAATTCTTTATTGTTCTTAGTCTCCATATAAACAACAGTTGAGCCAACCCTTCTACTACCATAGATGATTGGCATACCCTGACCTGTACCATATTTCTGCAATAGGATATCAGCACCCATTCTTTTAGCTTTCATTGCAGCTTTGTGGGCATAGATGCCTTGTGCGATAAAAGCACCAGTAGATATGACAGCACCATAAGTACCAAAGAAACCTGCAACAGCTTGACCTACAGCCATAAACGCACCTGCTATTGCTGTTCCTATTGGCACTTGTATCATCTGTTCCACCTCACATCTTTGTTGGTTTCGTGAGCAAACTCTAAACCCACATCAGTGAAATCAGATGCTAAATCACCATCGTCTATTTTTTTCTCAATGTAACTTTGTTGCGATGCTTGTGTAAACTTCCTGCCTTTTTTTATTTCCCAATTCTTCCATTGTGAAGCCAATTCAACATCAATCTTAAATGTGCCTTTGCTTTCCATGATATTTGCACCTGTAATTGTGCCTTTAAAATATTCATAGGTATCTATGATGGTTTCATCGGTATCTAAAAATACAAGAAAAATAGTAGCTGTGTTGTTGATATATCCCTCTTCTTTGAATAAATCTCTTAAAGTCGTTGTTACATTATTTAGAGATATATTGACCGACTGAGTTGCAAGTTCACCAGTTTCTTCTACTGGCTGTATGTCGAGAAAATTACCACCAGCTTCATAGGTTTCTGAATTGTAGCTTAGATTTTTAACATGGTTGGTTACTAATAAATCAGTGTTACTTTCACCCAAATCTTCTAATTTAAGTAAGTGGGCTATTCTGATGCCTTCAGATTGTATTTGGGTTTGTATGTTAGAACTTAATGTCCTTGCCATTACAACACCTCACGAACATCAAAACTTAATGTAAAGAAACCTGCTGCATCGGTGCTGTATAAAACATCGTC